CCCATTACATAATAAGGTGGGCAAGAATGTTAATATTTCCCCTATCGGACACTTGACAAGTTATTAACTTTATTATATAATGATCATGGTGGTTGACACCTAATAAAAGGAGGGTTTGATATGTATAACTATGAAAAGGCTGTTGAGAACGATCTGATGCAGTGGCTGTCCGATAATGGGGCAGTGTGGGGAGGCATGGACAAAGAGGAGCTTAGAGAATATCTGGATGACCAATTATGGTCAGAGGATAGTGTCACAGGGAATGCAAGTGGTAGTTACTGGTGCGACAGAGAGATGGCTCATATGTGCATCAGGGAAGACGAGAATGCGATGGATTACCTGCGGGGAGCCCGTGATGATGGATTGATCACTGATGATGAGATCGGCTTCCGTTTTCTGTCGGAGGATTGGGAGTGGTTTGATGTAATGATCAGATGCTATGTATTGTCCTCAGTGGTTGAAAAAGTGGTTTCTGAGTTGAATCTCGCGTGAGATAGACAGACGGGAGGAGGGCTCCTCCTCTCGTAGCCTGTCCCAGACGGGAAGGAGAAAGAGAGGGGTTATCATGAAGTACAGAGACAGCAAGGTTTGGTTGCGTACTGGTTCTGGTGTGGTTGGTTGGGATGTGGACGAATTAAATAAGCGGATTGACGAGTTTAATTCGTTCAGTTGGGCATCAGAAGCAGATTTCTTTCAATGGCTTTCATGGGTGGAGGATGATGGGAATGATTATCAGGGGTTTAGTCTCTTGTGGAAAAGTGCCCTGATGTCAAAAGTGCACACTATTGAGGGAGGTATGCTGTTATGAGTTATGAGGGAGTCCTGGACTTTTACCTGTCCCGTATCAATGCTGCTCCCCGGTATGGTTTAAAAGCTGGGCATGAATTGCTCCATTTGATTCTCAGGTGTGCGATGTCCGATGATATGTTGACTCGTGAAGATTTTAGCAGTATTATTAAATCTGCTGAAGAGGCGCATATCAAAATTTTGGAGGAGGATTTCAATGAAGGATTCAAGTAAGACCCGCAAGGGAGAGAGACAGATTGTATCCGTCTCCCTCCCTCTTCCTGTTTATGACGCATTGCAGGAAGTAGCCGACCACTATTCAATGAACCGCTCTGCTCTCATCGCCAAAGCAATTTCTGACTACCTGAAGGACTTAGGGTTGAAAGTAGGTGAGCATTGATGCCCAGAGTATCCGTAACTGAAGCCGAGGCAATGATGCGGGATGATATCAGGGCGATGCGTAAGGAATACACCCGGATGCGGGACATTGCCCAGAAGCGCATCGGCAGACTTGAGAAGACAGAGTTTTCTGAGACTTCTACCTATCAGACAAATCGGGAGGGCTTTAAGAAGCTGAAGGAACTCGATCCCAGAGACTTTGCCAAGGCATTTTCCGAGCTTTCAAAATTTGTCAGTGCATCAGGTAGCACCATAAAGGGACAGCGGGAGACAAAAAGGAAAACCACTGAACGACTCAATGAGTCAATCGGAAACAGAGACGAGCAGGGCAATCCGGTTTCACCCGTCAATCCGGGCAATTACTGGAGAGTCATAAAGATTCTTAATGAAGCCAGACGTCAAAAAGTCGTCTATGGTTCAGATAAGATGGTTGAGTTGGCTGATGCCACCTTGGAACTGACAAATGACCAATTTGATGTTATACTTGAAAATCTGGAGAAATCTCTTCAGCATTCCGATACCGTTGGCGACTCCATCAGTGAATATATGGAAAAGAACGATGTGCAGGGTTTTCAAGTGGTTGACATGGATGACTTTATCAGATCAATAGGATGGTAAGAGATCATGGTTGTGAAATGTGCGGATTTTCAACCAGAGCAGTATTTTGCGAATCCCCCGCTCCTGAAGAACCGCCGGGGAAACCCGGGTGGAAAGAAGAGGCATTATATTGGGATCACCACAGCCTTTGACATTGAGACAACCCTTCTGGATGACATTCAGCAGTCGGTGATGTATATCTGGCAATGGCAGTTTGGTGAAGATGTGACTGTTATCGGAAGAACGTGGGACGAATTTCTGGACTTGCAAAAGCGGATCAAGGCTGTCCTCCCCAAAGACAGATGGCTGGTTGTGTACGTTCATAATTTATCCTATGAATTTCAATTCCTGAAGGGCATCTATCAATTCTTCCCGGAAACTGTTTTTGCAGTCGCATCCCGGAAGGTAGTAAAGGCCGACATGTGGGACTGTTTCGAGTTTCGGTGCAGTTACAAACTGACGAACATGAGCCTGAAGCAGTTTACGAGCAAAATGCAAGTAGAGCATCAGAAGCTGTCCGGGGACGAGTTTAACTATTCCGTAAAGCGGTATCCGTGGACTCCCCTGAGTGATGAAGAACTGGAATACTGCACCCATGACGTTCTGGGACTGGTGGAAGCCGTGAACAAACTTATGGAGCGAGACGGAGATACACTTCAGACTATACCCCTGACCTCAACCGGATATGTGAGAAGAAACGCCAAAAGAGCCATGAAAGACGGTTCTGTACATCATAATTTTGTCTATAGCATCCTCCCAGACATTGAAACCTACAGAGCACTGCGTGAGGCATTCAGAGGCGGGAACACCCATGCCAACAGATATTATGCCTCAGACATCATTGAGAATGTACATTCTGCTGACAGATCGTCCAGTTACCCGGCAGTGATGTGTAATTGCGAATTCCCGATGTCTGTTTTCACCCCTATCATGAAGAAAGACCTCAATCCCGGATATATCAGCCGTTGCATGAAAATCAGACACAAGGCGTTGCTTCTGCGGATTGGAATCAAAAATCTGCGACTGCGTGACCCTTTCTGGGGTTGTCCGTATCTGAGCAAAGACAAGTGCAGGAACATTCATAAAGCCATTGATACGGAGGATAATGGACGGATACTGGAAGCCGAATATCTGGAAACCACCATAACAGATATTGATCTCAAGATTATCATGGAAGAGTATCAAGGTGAGATCATTTTCCTTCAGGGGTGGTATGCGTCTTACAAAAAACTTCCCCAGCCCCTCATTGATGAAGTAATCAAGTATTATAAGGATAAGACAGAATTGAAAGGGGTGAAGGGGCAGGAAATCTATTACGATAAAGCGAAAGCACTTCTGAACAGCCTGTATGGCATGATGGCACAAGACCCCGTGAAGCATAATCTCATTTTTCAGCAAGTGGGGGACTGGGAAGAGGACACCAGTAAGACGGATGAGGAAATTCTGGGCAAAAGCAATCAGAGAGCATTTCTGGCTTACCAGTGGGGCGTCTGGGTGACAGCCCACAGCCGTGATGCGCTCGAAAGGGGGATTCGACTTGTTCATGAGACTGATGGAGCAGATTTTGTCTATTGCGATACCGATAGTGTTAAGTATACTGGGGACGTTGATTGGAGCAATTATAATCGGGATCGGATGCTGGAGTGTGCAGAAAGTGGTTCAATGGCTACAGACCCTTCTGGGGTGACTCATTACATGGGAGTTTTTGAGACGGAAGACCTGAAAGATACCGGATATGCGTATCGGTATTTCAAGACGTTGGGGGCGAAAAAGTATGCCTATGTGGAAAGAGAGGGCGAGGGCGTCCATTGCACAATTGCGGGAGTCAACAAAGCGAAAGGCGGTAAGGAACTCGACAAACATGGTGGCCTATCAGCATTTGCTGAAGGGTTTATCTTCCGGGAAGCCGGAGGGACTCAGGCCGTATATAACGATTCCCCTGAGATTGATCATGTGGACATTGAGGGACATCGGCTCCCGATTACTGCTAATGTTGCTATCCTCCCGTCAGAATACACACTGGGGATAACAGGGGAGTATGAAAGAATTTTGAAATATTCCAAGAAATATCTTTACAATCCCTATGTAATATGATAAGATTATTAAGGTGGTTGACGGAGAGCGTGGACGGCGGTGACCAAGTGCAAGGCCCCCGGTGAGCGAACACGGACTATGCGAAGACCCGGAAACCACCAGAACAACAACTTATAGGAGGACTCAAAAATGGAAATCATCAAAAAGACCGAAGGACTGACCTCTGCTGACCTGTATGCTCTGACCAAGGGTAACGATGTGCGGAAGATGGCTGACGCCCAGGGCGAAGTGCTGGATGTGCTCAAGTATGTCCTGTACAAGGATGAGGATGTGCATGGAAACCCCATGACCGTTCTGGCTGTGGAGACTGTGGATGGTGCGAAGTATGCCACCAACAGCAAGACCTTTACCCGGAACTTCAGCGACATTCTGGCTATCTATGAGGCCGGGAATGAAGAGCTTCCGACCCGCTTTATTGTGGGCAGTGGCAAGAGCAAGAGCAACCGTGAATATTTGACCTGTGACATTGCCAAGTGAGGATATATGATGCCTCTGGTTATGTAAACGTGAGGGATATCCTGAATGAAGGGTATCCCTTTAATTTTCTGGTAGGCGGGAGAGGAACCGGGAAGACCTATACCACTTTGAAGGTTGCCAAAGAGGATGGTAGGCGTTTCATGCTTATGCGGAGAACCCAGTCTCAAGCCGATCTTATCAGTAAACCAGAGTTTAGCGTTTTCAAGCCTTTGAATGAGGACTTAGGATGGAATGTAATGGTGCGAAGCATCAGCAAGTACAACTCAATGTTCTATGAACCTGTGGGAGAGGATTCAGAAGGGATCATAGGATACACCTGTGCGCTGTCCACCCTGTCCAACATGCGAGGATTCGATGCTTCAGACATTCAGTTGCTTATCTATGATGAGTTTATCCCGGAGAAGCATGAGAGGCTTCTGAAGAATGAGGCTGACGCATTGTTCAACGCCTACGAGACAATGAACCGGAACCGGGAACTGAAGGGAGTTGCTCCCATCCAGATGGTGTGCCTGGCTAACGCCAACGACATTACGAACCCTGTTTTTGAGAGTCTGAAGCTGATACGCATAGCCGACAAAATGCAGAAGGGAAACAGTGACCGATGGACAGATGACAAGAGAGGCATCCAGCTTATCGTGCTCCACAGATCACCCATCAGCCGAAAGAAGTCTGAGACAGTGCTTTACAACTTGACAGACGGTTCAGATTTTGCAAGCATGGCACTGGATAATGACTTCAATGTGGATAGACAGCATGTAAAGCCCAGACCTCTGTCTGAATACTTGCCAGTGTGTTCCATTGGTGAGTTGTGTATCTATCGGCACAAGAGTGAGAACCGATTGTACGCCACCACCCATCTGAGCGGTATATTTAATAGGAAGTTTTCCCTGTCTGATACGGATAAACTACACTACCAGAGAATATATAGAAGTCACTGGGATATGTATATCGGAGGGAAGATAGACTTTGAGGATGTTCTGAGCGAGAAAATGTTCATTAAGTACTGGGAGGTATAACATGATTACGATTATTGTAGACACGAAGGAAGAATATGATGAGATGCTGAAGTTTGCCCATAGGTATGTATGCAAACAAGTGCCTTTTAATGTGTGCGGGAACTATCCACCCTGCCATTGTCATGACTGTTATAAGGATAACCATTCTAAATACGGTATCAGGGTTATCCCTGTTGACAATAATAAACCAGATCAACTATAATAACTCCGGTGGGTATCCTGCCCAGTGCAAGCCTCGGAAGGGCGGGCATGACTCCGCACAGTCACAAAGGATACCCACTCTTCTTAATATCCGGGGAAGGAGGAAGGGTGATGGAGATGGATGCCATTGTGAGTCTGTTTTCAAATCTGGCTGTGCCCGTAGCCTGTCTGATTGCCACATTCTACTTGTGGAATAAGGAGCGGGAGGATCACAAGCAGGAGCAGAAGGAACTAACGGAAGCCATTGCCAACAATACGTTGGTCATGCAGAAACTTGTGGACAAACTGGACAAGGACGTGAACTGATGATACTGCGAACAACAGGCGCCGACGTTGCCGAACAAGCGAAGACTGGTGGCTATCTTGGGATACCGTATAGCAAGTATGACTGTCAGGCTTTTGTAGAGCAAGTGCTGAAAGACCTTGGCGTCAGAAGACCGGATGGCAATCCCTACAACTGGAGAGGCTCCAATGCCATGTTCCGTCAGGAAATCAGATGGCGGGGAACCATTGATGAGTGCATACAGAAGTTTGGGTGTATCCCTCTGGGGGCATTTGTTTTCAAAGTCAAGTTTGATGGCGGGGAAGCAGTGCGGGGATACCATGATGCGCTGGGGAACGCCACCCATGTTGGACTGTATGTAGGAGGAACCCCGAACCCTGTTATGGACTCCCAGCCCACAGGTGGTATACAATACAGGAAGCTTTCCATTTTCACTCACGTTGGATTGATGAGCATGATAGACTATGCCACAGCCCCTGAACCGCCCTCCGACCCGGATGAAGAGAATGCCCTGAAGGCCGTAAAAATGCTGCGGGGAAACACCTGTACAGACCGTGAGTATCTGGAAGCCTTGAAAACATTGACAAAATATTTAAAGGAGGATAAACTCTAATGGAACTCACTGACATTATGGCACTTGTAAAAGCGGGGTACACCAAAGATGAGATTGCACAGATGGAACAACCCAGAAATGATCACGCAGAACCCGCACCCGTGGCTACTCCTGCACAGACTCCAGAACCCGCCCCGGCACAAGCTGTTGAACCCGTTGCCGTTGCCCAGCCCGTACCCGTACCCACACCTCAACCCGCACAGGCACAGGCTGAGCCGACTATGGCAGAGATTATGCAGTCTATTGCGAAGCTGACCAGTGCTGTTCAGGCGAATGCAATTGCCCAGAGCGTAATTCCCGGTGGTGCTAATCCGCAGACACCAACCGCAGAGGATATGCTTGCGGAGATTATCAGACCCACATACAAGGCAAGGGAGTGAAAATATGTTTGACCTTGTTAATGTAATGAAGGAAATTCTGGAAGTGCTGAAGGAACTTCTGGAAGCAGTGAAAGCAAACAAAGGAGGAACTAAGAAATGAGTGTTAATACCCTGACTTTTCAGCAGAGCAGTGCGGTACTCAATGATCTCGTCAAACAGGCGACCGGACGCAGTGCGGTTATCAATACTGAAGCTGACTTTATCTCCGTTGCCCAGACTGCACTGACACTGGGGAAAGATGTTATCTTTAATGAACTGTCCAATGTTCTGGCGAAAACCATTTTCGCTATCCGTCCTTATTCAGCTTCTATGAGAGGACTGGAAAAAGACCTGCCCCAGTGGGGTGCTTATATGCGGAAATTTAATATCGTTGTCTCCGACTGGAAAGACGATGATGCTTATAAGTACCCGGTGACATTTGATGCTTCTCAGACTTCCAATCCCTCAGGCAATGGACTGAGTGTTGACCACTGGATTATAAACAAGAGGGATTTTGTGCAGACCAACTTCCTTGGGCAGTCCGTCTTTGCGGATCACTACACTGTCTTTGAGGATCAGCTTGAAACTGCTTTCCGCTCTTCTGCCGAGTTTGGTCAATTCCTCAGCATGATTACCACTGACATGAGCAACAAAATAGAGTTGGCGAAAGAGAACCTGAGCAGGGGACTGGTTGCCAACTTTATCGGCGGACTGATTGCCGAAAACAATGCTTCCCGGAATGTTCACCTGCTGACCGAATACAATGCGCTGACTGGACTGTCTCTGACTGCGACCACGGTATTTCAGCCGGACAACTATCCTGCTTTCATGAAGTGGGTGTATGGCAGGATTGCTTCTGTGGCTTCCTTGTTTAAAGAAATGAGTACCCGCTACCAGACCACTCTGACTGGCAAACCCGTACCTCGTCACACTCCCTACAATAAACAGAAAATGTATATGCTTGGACAGGATCGTTACCAGATCGATTCCCGTGTTCTGGCTGACACCTTCCATGACAACTACCTCAAGTATGCCGATGTTGAAACCATCAACTTCTGGCAGGGCATTGAAACCCCGGACAAGATCATGGTCACTCCCACCTATACCAACACTTCTGGTGTGGCTACCACTGGCAGTGCTATTACTAAGACTGGTGTGTTTGCTCTTCTGTTTGATGAGGATGCTATGGGCTGGGCAATGATCCATGAAAAGGTTATTCCCACTCCCGTTAATGCTCGTGGCGAATACCGCAATATGTGGTATCATATGCGGTTACGTTGTTTCTCTGACAACACTGAGAAGGGTGTTGTGTTCCTGCTTGACTGATGCGAATCAGACAGGCAAGGGGATAGTTGGAAACGGCTATCCCCTATTCTTTTATGGAGGTTTACCATGCAGATACTTTTATATAGTGGCTTTAAGAAACGGGAAAATTCTACCAAAACCCCTCTTGTAGCAGATGCCACCCGCACCCTGACCGGATATCTGAGGGAACCCTGCTCCATCATGTCCCCGGTTTTTAAAATTGAACGGTTCCCGTCAGATGCCAGTCCTCAGTCTTTCAATTATGCGTATATCCCCGCTTTTTCCCGGTGGTATTTTGTACGGGACTGGACATGGGCTGAAGGACTCTGGCAGTGCCAACTGGAAGTGGATGTGCTGTCCAGCTTCAAGACAGACATAGGCAATTCACAGGCATACATTGAGAGAAGTGCCAGTGCGTATAATGGGGCTATTACAGACAAGTGGTATCCCGCTACAACGAATTTCCACACAGAACAAGTTTCTTTAGCTTCCTCATGGGATGGTGTTTCCCCATCAGGTGGGTGTTATGTTGTCGGCATTATCTGTAACGCAAACAGGGCTTCTTCACAAATCGGAGGGGCTATCACATACTACGTCATGACTCCCGCTCAGCTTGGAAGTATGATGCACTATTTACTGGGAACTGGCTTCCTTGATGACAATGGATTCCCCGCAACAATGACACAGGATCAGCAACTTACACAAGACACTGCAAAAGCTATTATCAACCCCGTACAATACATTGCTTCCTGTATGTGGCTTCCCGTTCCTGCATCTAATATATCTGATGGCATTGCTCATCCGATAGTCCTGGGCTATTATGATATGGATAGTAATGTAGCAGTGGGAGCATATCTAACCACCACAGCTTTTACAATGAGTGTTACAGGGCAAATCCCCTCGCATCCTCAAGCCCCAGACAGAGGAAAGTATCTGAATTATTCGCCTTATACAAGACTTACACTGAATATCCCGCCATTCGGTTCTATTCCGCTGGATACCTCTTTTTGTGAAGTCGGCAGTTATCTATTTTGTCATGTGTGGTGTGATCCCATAACGGGCAAAGCAACGATGAGAATTGAACTGTATCCTGATTCAGCGCATATAGGAACAGGGGCTATTGTGCGGGAAGTTTCCTCTATGATGGGTGTACCAATCCAAATTGCACAGATGACACCCGATTATCTTAGTGCTATATCATCGGTAGTATCTCTCGCCACTACTATTGACTCGGCATGGCGGGGAGATATAGGAAGTGGTGCACTTGCGACCCACTCCACAGGAGCCGTGGGAAGTGCAATCGACTCCCTCATGCCCCAGGTAGAATCACAAGGTGTAACAGGTTCGTTTCTCTCTGTCACAATCCACCCGCAGTTAACTGCTCAGCATTTTATAATTACAGCCGAAGACAATGACGAATTTGGAAAACCTCTCTGTGAGATCAGAACTATCAACACCCTGACGGGATTTATAAAATGCCGGGACGCACATGCAGACTTTCCATGCTACAAAGAGGAAAAATCGCGCATCCTTTCCTATATGCTGAATGGATTCTTCTGGGAGTGATGATATATGGCTTCACAAAACCCGATACAGTATGATGGGTGGTGGGTGGAACTCAATACCTACTTCCGCACTACAGATGTCAGAGTATACCAGCCCGAACAGGTGCAGATAGAAAACATGCAGAGAGTGCATGACTACTTCACTACCAAGGGTTGGACAGCAAACTCTATTGCCGGGATGCTGGGGAACATGATGGTAGAATCCTCCGTAAACCCGTGGCTTTTCGAGCATCATTCGCTGGACTGGAATGACCCACAGAACATCCTTGCGGACAATGGAGGTATGGGTCTGACCCAGTGGACACCCTGCCGAAAGTATTATCAATGGGCACTGGATTCAAACCTCGACCCACAGTCTGGAAACACCATGTGCGACAGAATTTACTATGAGTACCAGCACAATCTGCAATGGAGCCTTGACAATTATGGACAACATACATGGGAAGATTTTGTTACCAGCACTGAAACCCCTGAAATTCTCGCATTAGTTTTCGTCTGGGCGTATGAAAGACCCGCAGACCCAGACATAGAACAGAGGCAAGCTAATGCCCGGTGGTGCTTTGAGAATATCCATTCTGGACTGTCACTGCCGATTATGCTATCATTGTTTTACGCCAGAAAGAAAAAGGAGATGAGAAGACCGTGGCGAAAGATATAGGTTATGGAATCCCGGAATCTTATGACTACATCAATATGTATAATGCATCTTTCTCGCCCTCAACAGTACATGTCAAAAACGTTGCTCTGCAAAGATTCTTCCGCAGATATCTCTTCCAGAAAGCTATTTCAGTCTTTAAATGGAAACTCCCGGACACATGGAACCGTGACTACTTCCTCTACGTTCTCTATGCGTGGGGATACATTGGAGTAGTAGAAACCAACAAGTACGGAGTCATCTGTCAGGCGGGAGTACCCTATGGCTATGATATCTACTATCAGCCGACAAACCTGATTATCACAAACCCACTGTTGAAAGGTGCGCTTCAGCCCCGTATCGGTACAGAGTGCGCTGTATTCAAGCTCCAGCCTGACTGGGGCGGGATCAATGACCTTGTGAACTATTATGCCGACATGATGGCACTGTGCGCTGAGACTGCATCAGTAAACCTCTTGAACTCACACCTGTCTTTTGTCTTCCCGGCTAAAGACAAACCCACAGCCGAAACCTATAAGAAACTCTTTGACAAGGTTGCTGGGGGAGAACCCTGTGTAGTGGTAGACAAACAGCTTTTCAAAGAAGATGGCACTCAGGTTTGGAACGCCTTCCAACAGAACATCGGACAGAACTATATTGTTGACAGGGTATTGTCCGATATGCGTAAGATAGAAGCAATGTTCGATACAGACATTGGAATCCCCAACGCCAACACAGACAAGCGTGAACGACTCATTACAGACGAAGTTAACGCCAACAACATTGAAACCATCACACGTTGTGAACTCTGGCTTGAACAGCTTCAGAAATCGGCTGACGAGACCAATTCAATGTTCGGGACTACCATCTCTGTTGACTGGAGACATGATCCTGATAAAATGATCGTTACCAATACTGCGGAAGGAGAGAGCTATTATGGGAAGAGCCGTTAATCTGTCCCCTCTGGGACTGTATAACTGGGACAACACCATCTTTGACCTGATGCAGATACCGGAAGCCCTGAACAAAGATACACTGGTAAAGAACCTCCTCGCTGAGACTGCCGAACTGGAAGTGCTATACCCGAACCCCGTTGTATTCAAAAATCTGATAGGCGTGTGGAGTGCCAAGCAGATTGATATCTGGAACAGGCTCTACGCCACTACTCAATATGAATACAATCCTATCGAGAACTACAACAGGTACGAGACAGGCAGTGACAGCGGTACGGGTAGCACTACGCACAGCGGTACGGATACCACTACGGACACCACTACGCATGGCGGTACGGATGGCAGGACGGAAGCTATCACTACAGGCGGTAAGGATACTCTGGACATGACCCGTAGGGAAGGTGGTACGGAAGGAAAGACCGGGACTATCGGTGTGGATGAAGGTGGCACAGAACGACTCTCCCAGAACCGTCAGGAGGGTGGAACAGAGACAGAAGCCACTCAGCACAGTCTGTCTCAGGGTGGAAGTGATACCGTCACTGGCTCTGATACCAAGGGTCACTGGATTGCAGGATTTGACTCTCAGCCTGTATCGACTGACGATGACGGACTGGTGAAGCAGACAAGAGATCAGGACGATGCGACTACCACTACGCAGTATGGTAAGACGGAACAGGGGACGGGAAGTAAGACTACTACATTCGGAAAAACAGAAACGAATTCTGATACGACAACGTTCGGGAAAACAGTGGATACTGATACTTCTGAAACGACTACATTCGGAAAGACTGAAACGAATAAGGATGAAACCACCTATGGCAAGACAGAGAACGTGCAGGAAACAAAGACCTATGGGGAGACAGTCAACCGTTCCGGTGGAGTCACTCATGGGGAGAAGGTGGAAACCACTAATGATGGAGAGCATGAGCTCCATGCTCATGGCAACATCGGTGTAACAACCACACAGAAACTCATCAGGGAACAACGGGACATTGACCTTTTCAACGTGTATGATATAATCATTGAGGACTTCAAGATGCGGTTCTGCATCTTGGTATATTAAGGAGGAAATGCTATGAATGGTGGAGCATTCGGAGAAAACTTCCCCTACTCAAATTTCCATGATCTAAACATGGATTGGATTATCAAGATTGCCAAAGACTTCCTTGACCAGTACACGAACATCCAGCAGACCATTACTGAAGGATTAGAAGGACTGGACAACAAGGCTCAGGAACTGGAAGCACTGCTTCAGGAATGGTATGATACGCATTCGGAGGATATCGCTAATCAGCTTGCGGATGCACTGAATGATTTGAATAACTGGTATACAGAGCATGAGGGTTATCTTGATCAGTATGTTACTGACTCTATCCAAGAATTCAATGATGCTGCGGATCGGAAAGCTGCCCAGACAATCGCCAGCATTCCGGCAGACTATACGACTCTGGCCAATGACGTTACTAACGTTAAGAGCGCATTAACCGATCTGTATGATAGCACAATTCCTGTCTTTATGTTCGGTGGATTTGCTATTGGCGATCTGAATCCTGATGGCAGCTTAAAGCCTTCCGTAACATATAGAGTATCCAGCACTGAAGAAATGACGTTTGATGAGGAAATAAGATTCTATATTGCTGCCGGATATAGAATTATTGTAAACTATTATGAAAACGGAACACAGACGTCAACCAGCGGTTGGACACAGAGAGCGTATACAATTCCAGCAGGCAGCCATGTGAAAATGGTCATTGCAAAAGTTACAGAAAATTCTTCTGTTCCTGCTAATATTCTGGTCTTTACATCAGCTATCACAACACGAATTGGTATTGCTGCAAAAACCTATGGTGATTTTGCACCAAGCTGCTATATTGATTATAAATTCAATCTTAACATGGAAAGAGGATCATTGAATAACTCAACAGGAAATATCAACCTGTCAACAAAATACAGAATCGCAACAGTTAAACCGCTTATTATTCCAAATTATAATCTTTATATCATCGTAAATAGCGGATATAGATTTGAAGTATATAAAATCAATGATGATAATACGATAGATTATTCTGGTTGGCGAACTACTCCCTATAAAATTCCTGCTGGGACTAAATTCGCAATTCAGCTTGCGAGAAGACCCGATGATTCTACTCTGGTTATTGAGAATATAGAAGAGAGCGATATTTATAATAATATAACTATAATCGCAAAGCCGATTGAACTTACCGGATTATATGATTTTCTTCCGGTTGGATTGAAGAGCAATGTTATAAATGATACTTATTGGTCGCAGGGTGCTTGTGTAGTTGGCGATCGTATTCTTGGCTTCGGTGGAGCCGCAGATGATCATTCCGAATATGCCAATATCATCATTACAACGCTGCCTGATCTGGTAAAGCAAACAGCTTTGTCATTAAGACATAATTTGTCTCATGCTCCTTCCGCTGACTATGCTTCTGATACGGATACGATCCTGGTATCTAATGGCAATACTGGTGTTACAGATTGCATTTTGTACTTGGTTAATGGCGGAGCTAATTTTGCTCAAAACGGTGGTGTGATTGCATACGGCAGCTCTAACGTTATCGCTATCAATTTCAGCGATATTAACGCAAGCGGTGTTGCATGCTTCGGTGAAACCAGTGACATCGTGTATATGGTGACTGGTGAATCCGATTGGACAACTATGCCGAAAAAACGCCTTTACAGAGTCATTCTTGGCAAGGGTGCAAATGATCTTACTTCTCTTTATAGCGAAGGTGTATATGGCAGCTTTATTGCTGGAAAAGCAGATAATGAATATAACGGAACCGCTCATATTACTAATATCTGGGATGGTGCTTTCATTGGTGAATTGCAAGGCATGAAATACAGAAATGGAAACATCATTATTCCTTCCGATGTATATACAAACCATACAAGCGGAAAGACCCCATATCTGGTAATGCTTCGCCCGACAAATAACGGAACATTTGTGATTGATAATGCCCTCTGGATTCCGGTGCTTGATGAAGATGGCAGTTATTCAGTAGCAGAACCGCAGGATGTTATCTATTACAATGGCATCGGTTATGTCAAAGCCTTGAATAACACATATAAATTTACAACTTAAACCTCAAACCGAGGTGACCCGTTTTGGCTTATTGAAGCCGTCTCCCGAGAGTCATGCTAAGGAGGCGGCTTTTGATTTTTGGTGCTTATGTATTATGTAATGGG